AGTAGCTGGTCACTATCTTCAAGATTGACCCAAGGTAAACGATTGTCTACAGACAGCACCGCTGCGGAAGCATCTGAGTCCGCCCAGACGTTTGACTTTATGGACGGATACTATAATGCTACGTCTGTAAGCACAAATTACCAATCTTGGATGTGGAAACGTGCCCCCAACTACTTTGATGTCGTTGCTTACACGGGGAACGGAACAGCAGGGCGTACTGTAAGCCATAACCTTGGTGTTGCACCTGAGATGATGTGGGTGAAGGTGAGAAGCCAATCATACGGATGGATTACTTATCATGAAAGTTTGGGGAATACCAAATACATGACTTTAGATGATACAACAGCGGCGGCTACCTACTCACAAAACTGGAATAATACCGATCCAACTGCAACTGAATTTACATTAGGAACGAACTGGAATGTAAATAAAAGTGGTGAAACTTTCATAGCCTACCTATTCGCAAGCCTAGATGGTGTGTCTAAGGTGGGGACTTTTACCCATACAGATGGTACGCCCACAGATGTAGATTGCGGTTTTACGTCAGGTGCTAGATTTGTTATTTGGAAGAAAACAAGTAATATTGGTCAATGGGTAGTAGTGGACACTGAGCGTGGGATTGTTGCAGGTAATGACCCATATCTTGAATTAAACAGCACTAATGCTGAAAGTTCTGCATATGACATTGTTGACCCGCTTTCATCAGGTTTTACTGTGGCGCAGGTCATTTCAAGTGGTGATTACATCTTCTACGCAATCGCATAATCAAACTCATATGAAAGGATCAATCTAATGAGTGAATACAGAAACAGAACAACAGGTGTCGTAAAGACCCAAGGGCAGTGGCGCAATGAGTTCGCCAACATGTCCCTACCTCGTGTATGGAAAGCAGCAACCCTAGACGCACTAGACCTAGACCCAGTGCTAAAGTCACCTGCGGCTACCACCACAGCATACCAAACATCAGTGCGTGATGGTGTTGTACAAGATGCTAACGGAAATTGGGTTGAGAACTACGTTGCTCGTGACATGTTCCAAGACACCACAGAGGATGGCGTTACGACAACCAAGGCAGAGCATGAGGCGGCTTATCAGGCCACGCTAGATGCACGTACTGCCGAAGGTCATCGCACCACACGCAATAAGCTATTGGCTGACAGCGATTGGACGCAGATGAATGACAGCCCACTGACAAATGAAGACAAGACAGCATGGGCAACCTATCGCCAAGAGCTTCGTGATATGTCAGACTTGGCATCATGGCCTAATATTGCCGATGATGATTGGCCTGTAGCACCGTAAGAGGAAGAAGATGGACAAACGTACTGTTGCATCAGCGCATGAGCGCATAGACACGATAGAAAAGCAGATCGTTGCTATGAAAACTGAAATGGATATTCAGTTCAAAGATTTGTTCAACCGTGTAAAAAGACTAGAAGCTATTATGATCGGCTCATCGGCAGCTATAATTATTATGCTGTTAAGACTGAGCTTGTCGGGCTAAACCAATGCCTGATCCCATTACCATAGGTGCTGCATTATCTGCGGCAAATGTGGCATTTAATGGGTTAAAGTCCATGATCTCTACTGGTCGTGAGATACAGGATTGCGCGGGGCAGCTTTCCAAGTGGGCCTCTGCAATGTCTGACATTACCTACCTAGAGAGCAAGGCAAAGGAGAAACCATCTTTGTGGCAAACCATGCGTGGGTCTGTGGAAGCTGAGGCTTTGGAGGCTTTTACTGCAAAGAAACAAGCAGATCACCTTCGTTCTGAGTTGAAGTCTTATATTTCTGCCTATTGGGGGCCATCCCATTGGGAAGAGCTTGTTAGGTTAGAGGGTCAGATACGCAAAGAACGCAAGGAGCAACTGTATCGCAAGCAAGAAGCAATAGATGCGATTATGAGTTGGATCATTGGCAGTGTTATAGCTGTTGTTGGTGCTGGGATATTGGGCGGGATTATCTTTTTAATCGGAGCAGCGCGAGGTCAGTGGTGATGATTTTTGTTTTGGTTTTTATACAATACATTCCATCTGCCGAGTTAAAGTATTACCAGATTGGGCCAACCCATGCGACTTATGAGGAATGCGAACAAGAACGCAGAAAGGCAAGAGAGGGTTTGGTAGTTCACAACAGCCAAACGGTGGTCTGTCTTGAGGTTAGTAGAAATTAAAGATGGTGTGTGGGCAGTATACAAAAATGGAAAAGTTGTTATAATTACCACGCATAAACGGATAGCGGAGCGTTTATATGCCAGCAACAGTGATTGATGAATACAAAATATTCCCACGGCTGATGATGCTAGTGGTTACTATTTTAACTTACCAAAGCGTACACTGGTACATGTCTTTGCCTGATCCTACGAATGGACAGGCTGGTTTGGTTTCAGTTTGTATGGGCGCACTGACAGGTTGCTTTGGAATTTGGATGAACAAAGAAGCTAAGACGGATCGTGTCTCATGATTGGGCAGATAGTATCAGCGATTGGTAGCCTTGCTACATCATACATTGATGGCAAGACAGCCATTCAAAAAGCAAACGCAGAGATTAAACTTAAGCAAGCTACTGGCGAAATGGATTGGGAACAAGCTGCAATCGAGGCCAGTAAGGACAGTTGGAAAGACGAGCTGTGGACAATAGTTTTTGTTTTGATTCTGTGCGCCAACTTCATTCCTTCTATGCAAGAGACAATGGCACAAGGGTTTGCTAATTTGGAGACAACCCCAATGTGGGTTCAATGGGGAATGTATGCTTCCATAGCTGCGAGCTTCGGCATACGCACGATGAGAGGATTAAAGAAATGAGTTACAAACTAGGCAAGCGCAGCCTGTCAAAACTAGAAGGTGTTGATGAACGCATGGTTGCTGTCGTTAAGTATGCCATTGGTGTTAGTAAGCAAGACTTTTCTGTGATCTGTGGGCTTCGCACCATTGAAGAACAACGTGCATTAGTAGCCAAGGGCGCAAGTCAAACCATGAAGTCAAAGCACTTGGATGGTATTGCTGTAGACCTTATGGCGTATGTCGATGGTGGGCGTTGGGAATTGAATTTGTATGATGAGATCGCAGATGCGATGGCAGAGGCAGCACGTTCGGTTGATGTTCCTATTCGTTGGGGTGCAGCGTGGACTGTTCCAAACATTGCGCAATGGGATGGTGACATGGAATCAGCAATGAATGATTACATTGATACACGCCGATCCCAAGGTCGTCGTCCGTTTATTGATGCGCCTCACTTTGAATTGATGGTCTAAGCTTTGGACGCATTGATGCAGAGATTCTACCAGTGTCTCTACAGTAAAGATCAGCGGGTAGCACGTTAGATATTTCTTCGGCTGCCCGAACTAACTGGTAACATTTTTCTGCACTGTTAGTTAAAATATGGCTAGTCATTTCATAGCCATTTAGCATGTAAACAATACTAAAGATGTAATACGTTGCCATTGTCTTTGCCTCTTGTTTTGATAGATTGTCGCAGTGGGCAGTGGCGTCCAAGCCAGCAGCTATTAGTCCGACCATTCACATAGCACTGCCCACACGATTACATTCCTAATTCTTCATGTTGCACAAACTTGTCGTCAAGCACTACACTCTCACGAGGCAAGCGATAACGATACATGCAGTTGCGAACAGCTAAGACATCTTTGCATAAGACATCTGCTATTTGTTCCTCTGTCAGCCCATAGTTTAGCATTTTGTTTACCTTCATTGCTTGTGGGCTAATCTTTACTTCTCTTTTTTGCTTTTTCTTTTCGCGCCCACGTTCGAGTGCAATCTTCTGAGACTTCTTGCTGCGCTCCATGACATTGCCAGTGTTGCTTGTGTTGATTTGTTTTTCTTGCTTGAGAGCTTTGAGCCTCATCATCATTGCAACTTCTGATTGGCTTGGCGTTCTGCCAAATGCCCGCTTAAAATTATCTAGCGAAATTTCTACGTCTACCACATTGACCATTAGATATTGTATCCTTTCCTTCTTAACTCAGACACAAAGCGCTTTAGCTCTTGTTGAGCTGCGTATATTTCATTGTTTATGCTGGGCCTTGCGTCTGTTCGGTAACGTTCATCTTGCAACCGATCTACCTGTTGGCGCAAGTGTTTTAATATTCTTTCGTCTGCTGTATTTAGTTTTGTCATTTAAAGCCTCTTTTAATTGACCACAAAAAAAGCCAGCCCGAAGGCTGGCAGTTGAACGAGACAGAGGAAATGTAAGGATGTCGCGTGTGGTTGTATTATGTTGGATCATATTGGATCATACAAGATCAAAATGGAATTGGATCATCGTGATCTTTCGTCGCATTTATCTGTTGATCAGAGACTGAGAATGACATGTAAGGCTTATCACCTTTCATCTTTCTCCATCCACCCAAGCGTTTGTTTGGTGATGGGTTAGTCCAAGGCTGCTGTTTATCATCAGTCTTATAGATCATGCCTGTATAATCTGGCGCACCTTCTTTCGTATTATCGTTTGGAAAAATTGCACCAACTTTCTCATAGACTTCCATGATTTCTTTACCATCACGAGATTGTCTACGAACAATCACAACCTTGGCATCACGCCCATCTGCATTGATCTTACCTTGCAGTAGCAATTCCATATCATCAAATGCGCGGAAAGCTGCGCCTCGGTTTGTGTCGTCATATTCTGCCATGCTTCTGGCTCCTTTGTTTAAGTTAAGTGGGCGGTTCTTGGGAACCCTGCCGCCCTATCAGGGTGATCGAGGCATGTATCTACCAACCTCTTCCCAAGAATTAAGGCCAATTCGACTTCGCTCGAGACTTGGGGGTCTCGCTTGTCGAGTTGGCTTGCATTGTAGTTGCATTGCCATCATCGTCTTCGGCTGGAAGATTAAGCAATGACATGATGCCATACCTACGCGCATAAGTTATGGCACTACCCAAGCCCTGCATATCATTCTTATTAAGCACAAGCGGTACATGAGAGATCATTTCCCACGTTGGATCGTCTTCGTGCATAAGAATAGTAGATACAAATGAGCCATGCTCACCTGTGAATACTTGCTGGCTTAGAAAGAAACCGTGCTCACTAAGTGGGCCTGTGACAGCTTCGATAACACCTTCGAGCGTAACGTAACGGCTGCGGAAGTGTGGGTTGGTGCCTGTCTTAGCGGGTGGCTGTATTGCTTTACGCGCTTTGATCAGTTCAGTTAAAACATTCTTACTCATTTTTAATTCCTCTTGGTTATGCGCAAGGCTCCACGCTTATCGCGTTTGATTGTTAGATAGTCGCAATAAACCTCGCGCTCATTATCTGCGACCATATTCTTTAAGTCTTTCTTAGCATTCTCAAACTTCTTGCTTACTTCAAGACCGTTAATGTAGGTGACTGCCGCGTCCATAAACATGTTGTCGTGGTTGGCATCTCGTGCGACCATTTCGTCCAACGGGATTTGGTCGATTGAGATCGACGGTGTGTCAACAGCAATCGGTTCTTCATCGCGTAGCACGTAACCCCAGAAATCCGAGACCACTGCCCACATAGAATTGAAATACTCTTGGTTCTTTTTGACATGAACACTTTCCCAATCACTGTTGCCAAAGATTACTGATAGATATGCGCCATCGGCATCGTTGATGTGCATATACAATTGTAACTGAGGCATGTAGTATTCTAAAGCTTTGCTCATGTTATTGAACGAGTTGGTGTGCTTGGCTTCAATGATGTTGCCATCCCACATTGCATCTACTGTACCAATGACAGGCACATTACCTATTTGTTTTTTAATTTGATACTGGTGGTTTGATAGTACGCAATTATGGTGCTTCTCGAACCAAGCTAAGTTAAAGTCTTCGGTGTGAATGCCAAGTTGAACTGCAAGAACATTAGATAAATCTTCTGGTTCTTTGCGACCTGTTTTAATTTGCCACAAGTCTAACCAGTTGCCTTGCAATATTTGGACGCAATCACTGCCTCCAATAAAGCCTTTACGCTCCATCATTTCCTCCTTTTATTATGTGATTATACTACTGCATATGTGCAGTAACATCAAGAACTTTCACGAAAGACTTGGACAGCTGCGGCATGTAGTTTTTCTTTTTCAGCACGAACTTCTTCACGGTCAGCGATAGCACCAATATCACCAAGAAAGGCCGCACGATGAGGCTCAAGCTGTCGCTCAGTAAGGTAGCCTAATTCGATCAGAGCTACAGCATTGCGACCCCAGAGCCACGTTTCAGAAACAAGTTCGCCATTGAGAATTCGATCAGCATTGATGCGATAAGAGTCAGGTGTCCAACTCTTATTACGCTCAATATCTTTCTTGAGTATTTCATGTGACCCGCGTTTGATGCTTGCCGACCAAACGTCACCTGTCACTGCACTGCTGAGTGATTTCATGATACCACCTTAAAGTATTGCGCTACACGTTTACCGTTTGGCAGTTCAATCATTGTCTTATCTACAGGATACCCTGCTTTTTTAAGGTCACTAATGCGTGACGCCAATCGAAAGCAATCATAGAAGTCTAAGGCTTGCCATGCTGTGATTGTTAATCCTTTATCAAGGTGTGCCTTGATCATCTTGTTCTGCGATTCCATAACTTTCCTCCATTAATAATTGGAATTGCTCGCCTGTCATAATGACAAGAGTTTGCGGCGTTCCTTTGCGCCGTTTATAGAAAGCAATATCTCTGCCCTCTAATACTGAGAATGGACTAGGGAAGTTTGATTTATCTCTATATTTTACTTCGCCTATCATTTCCAATCCGTTGATTTCGATTTTGATGTCGCCCGAATACTCGCCCCCCAAGCTTCCTGAGAGGGGCTGGCGTTTCGCTTTGATCGGCGCTTTGATTTGGTTGAGCCATTCGACAAACCACTTTTCGTGGTAAGTTCCTTTGTTTTTGTTACGGTTTGCCATCTATCTTCCTCGTAGCAATGAAGACACACATACCAATGCTTATGCATTGTTTTAGCATGATCGTTTCTGAGTATAGCAACAAACCATTCTGTCTTTGTTTCACATGAAACACAGTGAATATATTGCTTACCTTTTTTTGACTTCGACATCGTAGCCTAATGCATCAAGCCAACACATGAGAAAGAAACCAGATGGGATGCGCTTGTGCTGCTCCCACTTATGAATCAATGATTCAGTGCAACCAATTTTATGGGCTAATTTTTCTTGGCTTAACCCCTGCTCGTGCCTCGCTTCTACTAACATCTGGATTATCTGATCGTAGTTGCTTGGCAATCGCGGCTGCGTTTTGTCGTCGCTCTTGCTCATAGATGGCGTCTAAAACTTTACTAGCTGTGTCAAATCTAAGCTCTGTCCTCATGCTTATAGTTCTATAATACGTTGAGGACGGAATGTCAGCTACGCGAAACGCCTTAACTAAATCGACGTTTCGCTTTTCTGATTCTTCTTTTAGATATTGCAGATATGATTTCATACTGCATGTATGCAGCTAAAAATCTATCTCGTCAACCTCATCAGTTTCACCAGACCCATGACACGCCCAACATGTTTTAGTGTATTGTTCAAGTGATGGTGGTGTATCACGGCTGACCCATGGTTCAGGTCTAGTGTGATAAGTTACGCCATCGCCCAGACATTCTGGGCAATGGACTTTTTCAGTGGGGTATTTCGTCTTCAATCGGTGCAAGGTGTACATCCTCCCATGCTTTCCAAGATCGTTGCAGAAATTTCTCACGATCAAATCGTGGGTTAGTTTTTTCAAGCGCATCAGCCACAGTGATGTGCGCTTGCGGTGAAAGCTGACACCCAATGGTATCAGCTACGATAATGAAATCCTTACGTGTCAAATTCAAACTCCTTACTGCGCATTGCAGATGCAATGGCTGCTTCTCTGTTATACTTTGCAGTGTGCGGTGAACGCAGATCGTGCGTGTGCGTGGCCCAATACGTTAGAGTATTGTACAGCGCCCACTTGTTGCGCCCTAGTTCACGGCATTCATTTGCCCAAATCTCAAGCAACTTTTCTAGCTGCTTTTCATTTGTCTTGGTGACTTGCGTCTGGCGTGTGAATGCTTTGGCTACCGTGTTCTTGAAGAACTTCTCAGCCATTGGCGTTGTCACTGTTGTCATCATGTATGACTGCCACACTTCTTTGCGTGACATGAAGTGATCTAGACCATTGACGATCTTAGCTGCGCTGCCTTCAACATTGATTGACGTTGTGTGCTTGTAACGTGTACGAGCCACAGCATCGGCTGTTGTGCAGCCATTCAAGCACCAGAGGCGAAGCCCACTGGCTGCTTGTGAGAATGACCATGACGCATCGTAGCTATTGAAGAAGTCAACTTTGAACTTAACGTAATCGCCAACAGTAGGCTCAACAGTTAAGTCATTAAATAATATTTGACCGCGAAGCTTGCGTCCATTCTCTAGCACTTCCACATCAACAGTGTAGTCGCGCGACAGGTCGGCTTGCTTTACACTATCAACCACAGAATTAACGACATCATCATGCGTTACCATCTTATAGCGTGACCCATGCACACCAAGAGATTGGTTCGTATCAGTTCTGACTACATGTTGAGAGCCATCAATAGGCTCTCCATGCATGTCATATACTGGCTGCATTTCCACTGGGAACTCCCAGTTGCTTGTCATATCAAGCATCATTTCCTCCAACGATTTGTATTTGAACTTGGTTATCGAGCACTTGCTCTATTTCAATTAAAGCCTCGATCATTCTCTTGCCCTGATCTAACGTAACAGGGAATGTAATCTCTGGCATTTCGACGTTAGCTTCCTCAACTCTTGGGGTTAGGTTAGCTATCATCACATTGATTTTGTACAGCTGCTTTGCTGTTGCTGGCATTAAAAACATTATTCAATTCTCCATACATGAGTGTATCCATCAATGATGCGTGAAGCTGATTTAAATCCACGCTTCTGCATGCATTTTCTTAGATAGCCAGACTGGCTTTTCTTTTCTAATTTAATGCAATCTCCGACTTGCATTACATCTAATGCGCTGTCGAATTTAGAACCTGATTTACCACCGTTGCCAAATTGACGTTCAGGCATTGGTAGTCCACGGATTAATGTTGCTGGCATTTTATTTCCTCCTTATGCTGCAAACAAAATTAGACCTGCGAATAGCAGGGCGAACAAAGACACACAGATCACTAAGTCGATGATCAGGTCTAATACTTTACGAATGTTGGATATGCTCCACATCTTACTTTCCTCTGTCCATAGTGCAACCATTTGATTATTGCTTATGTGCACAAGTTAAGTATGCACTATGCAATGCTTATTGCAAATGGTTTTTTATCTATTGTTTTCTAGTGACGCTACGTCACAGACACACACACAGGCTGGCTAGGTTCCAGAATGTTCCACACCCTCCACATGTTCCATCAACAAAAAAAGAGGGGCCGAAGCCCCTCTCAATCTTATGCTCGTTTCTTCTTAGACTTAGGTGTTTCAACTAGGTCATTCGCAACCTCAGTCGCGATGCCCAACATCGCATCCATGTCTAGCAACTCTTGCGGAATGTCTACCTCCTGTTGAGGGACGTTCTGCGATCCGTAATGATAACCAACAGGCGCACCATACGGTGTATAGTGCTCGCCATGTGCATCGAACCATGCGGCTTGCAAGTCTCGGTACATATCGTCAAGTTGTTCGTGCTTGAACTGCGCGGCTTGGGCGGCTCCGAATGAGCCACGTATCCGCTGCGTACTGATCTCAGTACCATCGAACAACTTGCGATCTGCCTCGTAACGCTTCTTCTTGTTGGCAGCGTTGACTTCTGTGTCGATGCCATTCTTGCCGCCATAGCGTAAGAAGTAGAGGCCATCCATCATCTTCTCCATCAGTACCTTGCGTACAAAGGACATCTCATCGTGCGGCAAGAAGTCTTTAGTCTCATAATCGAAACGGTCGTACTCGAAGCTAAGTTCATTAATCATTGTAGCGATAGTCATTTTACATTCTCCTATTTCTATCGTTTCATACACAGTCTTCTATGTATGCAGATAGGTCAGCCATAAGGATTTCTGCTCAGTCAACGACGACACATCTTGCATGTGTCGCCAGCTTGCTGGTGAGCGGCTACGTTGCGTCAACTTGCTTGACGCTACGTTCAAAGTCATCGTTTACTTAGCTGAAATACGGTGGCCCAACTGGAAGTTAAAATACAAAGATTGTGTGTGATAGAGAGATACATCTTCGACAAGGTGTGGTTGCGCTCAGGCACCATAGTGGCAGGTATACGGTATCAGCGACAGGGGCGATGATAGCGTATAGATGCCGCCCTTCTGTCTAGATACAGTCAGGAGTGGACGAGCTTTGTGTAAACAAAGTCGGGAGTGTATGACTGTATCCCAGTTAGAAGTGGATGCGCAGACCACGGCGCGGAGAGGATAGGCAGAGCGTATTCCACAAGAATGCACAGTATGCGCACTGCTTGGGCAAAGAGGGGTCAACCCCCTGTTTGCACAAATGACGCCACGTCACTTTGAATGTGACGTAGGGTAACTACTTGACACACTATTGACAAAAGACGCAGTGTGGGGGGGATCATAGGGGGGGCTTTTAGAGCGCAGTTATATCCCCCTCAATTCAATAAAATGTCCATGGACTCTGGTCTATAAACATATGGACTAGGGTTCATGGATAGTCCATGGACAAGGGTCTATAATGAACTTAGAAAATAGAAAATTAACAGAGAAACAGCTCGCTTTGGTGGATACACTTGTAGCTACAGGGTGTTCAGTGCGTCAAGCTGCTGAGTCGGCTGGATATGCTCAAGGCGAATCAGGAAGGGTAAGTGCGCACAAAGCTTTAGCTCAACCACATGTGCAACAGTATATGATGCAGAGGGTGAGTGAGCAATTGGGAATGAACGCTACCGTTGCGGCTGCTAAAGTTCTAAAGCTTGCAACAGGTGCTAGATCAGAGCATGTTCAGCTTGAAGCGAGCAAGGATATTCTAGATCGCGCTGGGTTTAAGCCTATAGATAGATCGCAGGTGCAAGTTGCTGGAGACATCAAAGTTTCGATAGACCTTGGCTAGGGGTGGGGGGGTCAAAAACTCGCTGCTAGTTTCTGTTACTTCTCCCTTACTCGCATTTTTCTCCAAAAATATTTTTTCACAAAAACGCTCGAATATGGTATGGGGAATTAACGAAGGATTAATTCTATGAGTAAGACACCAGCTTGGCAGAGAAAAGAAGGCCAAAACCCCGAGGGTGGATTGAACGCTAGGGGCAGGGCTAGTGCGAGGGCGCAAGGCTCAAATCTACAAGCGCCAGTTAAGGGTGCGCCCAAGACTTTGGCGCAGATGCGTAGGAAGGGTTCTTTTCTAAGCAGAATGGGTGCTGCAAAAGGGCCGATGAAAGATGAGAAGGGTCGCCCGACTCGATTGGCTTTAAGCTTGAGTGCGTGGGGTGCGCCGAGGGATAAGGCCAAGGCGAGAGCGATGGGTCAGTCTTTGTTAAGACGGTACAAGGCAAAGAAGGAGGCTCAACGTGGATAGGGCTAAGTTGGAAGCGGAGCGTGACAAGCTTGAGAAAGAGTTGCGTGTGATGTTGGACATTGGTGCGACAGGTGTGAAGAAAAGCTTAATGAATTTGAAGCGTGGGTTTAAAGCCAGTGGCAAGCCTCGCAGTAAGGCTGAATCTGATGCCGCGCGTAAGAAGTTAGAGCGTCTTCGTGAGATTGGTCAGATGTTGGCTGACATGCCAGACAAAGAAGAAAGGTTTCCGTGATGACAGTTAATGCTGCGGGTAATTATACCAAACCTTCTATGCGGAAGACTTTGTTCAAAAGAATTAAGGCTAGGGCCACTCACGGCACAAAGGCTGGTCAGTGGTCGGCGCGTAAGGCTCAGTTGCTTGCCAAAGAATATAAGAAGCGGGGCGGCGGTTACACATGAAGGCTCCGCAGAAATCACTGCTTAATTGGGGAAAGCAAAAGTGGCGCACTAAGTCTGGCAAGAAGTCTAGTGAAACTGGTGAGCGTTACCTTCCTAGCAAGGCTATTGCTGCTCTTAGTGATTCTGAATATGCAGCTACAACCAGAGCTAAACGAGAGGGCAAGGCAGCGGGTAAGCAGTTTGTGGCTCAACCGAAAGAGATTGCTCGGAAAGTAAAACAGTATAGGACATGACATGGCATGGTATTTAACAAGTGGTGAACTCTATACTGGCGAGACACATGAGCTTGCTGGTACGACATATAGCGGTAAGACGAGAACGCCTGACTCGCGCCGCTTGGTGGAAGGGCCAGAACCAACACGTTCTCGAAGCTCCAAAGGACGATTGAAGGCAGACGACCCTTCCACTCCTGATGTTAATGAGGCTTATTCTAAGCCTAAGGCCAAGAAGAAAAAATGAGCTTTATAAATACTTTGAAGCAAGAAGAACTGACAATGCTTCGACGCATTGTTAAGTCCATTCACTTTCAGTATTTTGATCAGAAGCACGGCAAATCTTTTGTGACCAATAAGATGTTAGACAATGTGATTGAGAACATTGGGCCAGAGGCGGCTGAGAAAATGATTCGTCGCGGGGTAGATAAGGGGCTTCAATGACCACCTTTTCCTATAAGCCAGATGGCGCGGTGCTAAAGTCCTTTATGAAGGACAATACTTTTTTTCGTGGCATAAGGGGGCCAGTTGGCAGTGGTAAATCTGTTGGATGTTGTGTGGAAGTATTTCGTCGGGCGCTGGAACAAAAGAAAGGGCCAGACGGAAAACGAAAGTCTAGATGGGCTATTATACGGAACACAAACCCACAGCTACGAACTACAACTATTAAGACATGGATTGACTGGTTCCCAGAAGACCAATGGGGAAAATTCACATGGTCAGTCCCATACACCCACCACATCAAGAAGGGCGACATTGATCTCGAAGTTATCTTCTTAGCATTAGATAGACCCGAGGATGTAAAGAAACTTCTTTCTTTGGAACTTACTGGCATTTGGATTAATGAGGCCAGAGAAATACCGAAGTCCATCATTGATGCGTGTACCATGCGTGTTGGTCGTTATCCTTCTATGCGTGACGGTGGCCCAAGTTGGACAGGTGTTATTGCGGATACAAACGCGCCAGAGGAGGATCACTGGTGGCCTATCATGTCTGGCGAAGTTCCTATTCCAGATCACATTCCGCGCGAACAAGCCAAGATGCTAGTCAAGCCAGACAACTGGCAGTTCTTTACGCAGCCAGCGGGAATGGTAGAAGTTAAAGACGATGAGGGCGAAATACAGGATTATACCCCGAACAAAGATGCTGAGAATAGCAAGCACATGTTGAAGGGTTATTATCCAAACCTTATTCGCGGTAAAACAAAAAGCTGGATTGATGTCTATGTAATGAATAGGCTTGGGACAATCCAAGACGGAAAGCCCATCTATCCTATGTTTGCGCCAGATGTTCACGTTGCAAAAGAAGAAATACCTGTTGCCGCAGGTGCGCCACTATATGTAGGCTTGGACTTTGGCCTTACCCCTGCTGCCACTCTTGGGCAAAAAGTCCGAGGTCGCTGGTTGGTTCAGTCAGAAATTGTTGCGTTCGATATGGGCATCGTGCGCTTTGCTGAAGTTCTGCGAGAAGAAATAGCCACACGCTTTTCTCAATGTTCTGAAGTCTATATTTATGGCGATCCCGCTGGTGACTTTAGAGCGCAGACTGATGAATCTACTCCCTTTCACATTCTGCGTGGGGCTGGCTTGAGGGCGTTCCCCGCGCCATCCAACTCCGTTGACCTTCGCCTCGAGTCAGTCTCCTCCCAGCTGAACAAGATGGTTGAAGGGAAGCCAGCCTTTTTAATTGATCGTCGCTGTTCTCAGCTAATCAAAGGCTTTGAAGGTGGCTATCAATACAAGCGTATGGAAGTAAGTGGTGAGAGGTACGCAGATAAACCAGACAAGAACATGTATTCACATATCCACGATGCGCTGCAATACATGATGCTTGGTGCTGGTGAGGGTCGCGCTTTGATGAACAATCAAAAGGCCGCGCGTCCTGTTGTAGCAAATCGTAGCTTTGATGTATTTTCTAAGCATAAGCCAAAGCAAAGAAGGCAAGGACTTTGGGCAAGGATGTAATTGTGCGTTGCGTTTTTGTTTTTTCTTAGATTATAGGTCAATAAAGCAAAGGAGATAACTATGTGTTGGCAAGTTCTAATTCCAACTTTGATTAGCGCGGTAGTTGGCGTTAAGCAAATGAAAACGCAAAAGGCTGCTATTGCGCAACAGCAACAAGCGCAGCAAGAAATTCTAAAAGCACAGCAAGAGCAAGCGGCATCTGCAAAGGCATCTTCTGATGCACAGATTGCTGCAATTCGTGAACAGCAAGAACGTCAAGCTGCGTTGCTTGCAGAAGAAAAAGCTCGGGCTGACAAACTTGCGGCTGAAAAAGCAGAAGAAGCGCGTCAGGCACAGCTAACAGCGCAAGCGCAAGAAGAAGACTTACTTGCGTCAAGCATGAAGAAAAAAGTTCGTCGAACAGGTACGGCTCGTCGCCGCAGCTTGTTTACTGGTGCTGGTGGTGGAGCAGGGTATTACAGTAGGTTTAGCTAATGATTAATGATCCCATTGCGAAAAATTATTTAAAGCGGTACGAGTCCGCTAAAGCAAAGCGTGAAAACTTTGTTCCCTTGTTCGAGGAATGCTATGAGTATGCTTTGCCGCAAAGGGAATCATTCTATCACGAAACAATTGGTCAACGTCGAGATGATAAAATCTTTGACGAGACTGCCGTAGTTGGCGTTCAAGAGTTTGCATCTCGCTTGCAATCAGGACTTGTCCCTAACTTTGCACGTTGGGCAGACCTTATGGCTGGTTCAGAAGTTCCAAAAGAACAACGTGATTCAGTAGACAATGATCTTGATGCGGTCACTGAATATGTCTTTGAGATTATTCAGAACTCAAATTTCTCCCAAGAAGTGCATGAATCATTTATGGACTTGGCTGTCGGCACTGGCGTTTTGGTTTGCGAAGAAGGGGATGCCTTGTCTCCCATCCGCTTCTCCGCAATACCATTGCCACATGTTATCTTAGACACTGGCCCCGATGATCGGATCGACCATGTATTCCGTGAGCGCAAGGGTATTCGCTTTGACCAAATTCAAATCTTGTATCCTACTGCAAAGCTAACTGGTGAAGTTGCGCATATGGCTCAGAACTCTGGGGACATGAAAACAACAATCCTAGAGGTTGTTTGTCGTGACTATTCTACGCCAAATGTAGAAGCGCACCTTTACTATGCAATTTGTATGACAACAAAGACGGTTGTTATGTCATATAAGATGGATGGGGTGGGATCAAATCCATTCATTTGTTTCCGTTGGTCTAAATGTGCTGGTGAAGTGTATGGTCGCGGCCCACTTATTAATGCGCTGTCTGCCATTAAAACAACAAATCTTACTATCGAACTAATACTTGAGAATGCACAAATGGCTATCTCTGGTATTTATCAAATGGAAGATGATGGTGTCGTTAATCCTGATACAATAAATCTTGTTCCAGGGACAATCATTCCAAAGGCTATGGGGTCTGCTGGATTGCAACCGATACAAGCAGCGGGACGTTTTGACGTTGCGCAGCTAGTTCTTTCTGACATGCGTCTTAATATTAAAAGGGCGCTATACAATGATATGCTTGGAAACCCTGACAAAACGCCAGCCTCGGCAACCGAAGTTGCTGAGAGGATGGCTGATCTGTCAAGACGAATTGGTTCTGCCTTTGGAAGATTGCAAGCAGAACTTGTTCAGCCAGTCTTGCAGCGTGTTATTTACATTCTTAAAAAGCAAGGGCGCATTGAAGTGCCAACAGTTAATGGTCGTGAAGTAAAAATTCGATCATCCTCGCCACTAGCACAAGCTCAAGCAAACCAAGATATTACATCTGTATCTCGGTTCTTAGAGCTAACAAATGCAGCCTTTGGGCCAGAAGCAATGCAGGTTCTTATTAACTCTGAAGAAACTGCTGTGTATCTTGCGAAAAAATTTGGTGTACCTGACACCTTGATTCGTGACGAACAAGAGCGTAGACAAATAGTTGCAATGATGCAGCAAATGCAGCAAGCTCAAGCTGCCGCACCTGCTGCGGGGCAACCAATGGAGTAACGCTTGACTAATAAGGTCAACGTGGGCGTTGATGGAATACAGCGCCCACAAGATAAAGACAGAGAGATTAGTCTCAATGTCGCAGAAGTATTTAATACACCGACAGGTAATGCGGTTCTGAAATACTTACGATCCATTACCATTGAAATGGTTAATGGGCCAAATGTTACGACAGAAGAACTACGTCACTTAGAAGGGCAGCGTTATCTCGTTGGCCTTATTGAATCGCGTATTAATCATGCACATAAGGTAAAAAACAATGGAACAAGAAGCTGAAAGTGTTGAAACAGTTGAGGCGGTTGACAACCCTGACAACTCTGACAACCAGCGCCCTGAATGGCTCCCTGAAAAATTTAATGATCCAGCAGAGCTAGGTAAGGCGTATAAGTCATTAGAATCAAAGCTTGGCGAAAAAGAAGAAACTCTACGCGAGCAGCTTAAAGAAGAACTGCATCAAGAAAGATTCGGCAATCGACCTGCATCTTCTGGTGATTATGAACTTCCAGAAATGATTAACCCAGAAGAAGGTTTTAATAACGAACTCCTTCAATGGTGGGCAGATCACTCTTACGAAAATGGCTATTCACAAGAACAATTCCAAAGTGGGATTGAGCGGTTTGCGCAATACGCTGGCCCTGATGCCCAAGTAGATATTGAAGCGGAACTTAAACAGCTTGGCGATAATGGTGAGGCTAGAGTAGAAGCAGCATCAATGTGGGCGGAGCAATTTTTTCCAGAAGAAGTTTTGCCAGCAATTGAACTAATGTGTCAAAAGCATCAGGGCATTGTTGCGTTAGAAATGATGATGCAGAAGATGCGTGATCCAGCTATAGAGCAAAATACAAATGTTGCGGCTGGCTTGGATCAAACTGTTTTAGAAGATATGGCTCGAGATGAAAGATACTGGAACCCAGCTAAACGAGATATGAACTTCGTCCGACAGGTAGATGAAGGCTATAAAAAGCTCTACAATGGCTAGAACTTTATTTTACTCAAGGGGCATATCAGTTGCCCCTTTTTTAACAAAGAATGTTCTGCCTGTGTATAAGGTGCTGTGTTACGAAACGCATAAAGAATTTTCTGAGGTGTACAGAGAAAACCCTCTTGAAGCTTTAATGTCTGTAGCTGGTGTGCCTGACGTATTCTTAGTTAGCAAAGACAACAAGCCGTTGGCGGTCATGGGCTTACAGGGAATAAATGCGCAGCATGGAATATTGTGGTCGCTATTTACAGATCATTTTAAAGAAAACAGAACATCATTCTACAGAGCATCACCTGATCTAATAGAATTTTTTCACACTCATTATTACAGCTTACATGTTGATACTTGGGTTGAGAATGAGGGCATTATGCAGTGGCTTGCATGGCTAGGCTTTGGCCTTGAGCAGATTGAAGAAGGTGATGACAATATAGCTATGGCACATTTTGTGCGTTGCAATCCAAATAGAAAAAATGTTTATGCTTTGTCATCAAGGCCCGTAAAGCACTGAGAAGCCCGAAAGGACACCTTCTATGACGTAGCAGAACGGATACCCAAGATGCAAAATGAAACTTAACTAAGGACTGTTGAAATGGCTAATACAATTGACCAAGCCTTCATCAAGCAGTTTGAAACCGATGTGCATCTTGCTTATCAACGCATGGGTTCAAAACTGCGTAACACTGTACGTTCAACAAACGTAAGCGCGTCTGTTGCACGTTTCCAAAAAATTGGTGCGGGTGCTGCATCAACCAAATCTCGTAACGGTAATGTCACTGCAATGGAATTGGTACACACCAATGTCGAAGCAACTATGGCAGATTACTATGCTGCGGAATACATCGACAAACTTGATGAATTGAAAATTAATATCAATGAACGTCAAGCTGTCGCTGAATCTGCTGCTGCTGCACTAGGCCGTAAGACAGACGAGCTTATCACAACTGCAATGGACGCTGGTGCAAACTCTACAGCAATCGCTGATGCAACTGGTGCATTGGTTAAAGCAGACTTGCTGACATTGTTTGAAACATTTGGCTCTGCTGATATTCCAGAAGACGGACAGCGTTACCTAGCAATGTCACCTGCTGGTTTTGCTGACTTGTTTAACATCAACGAATTTGCGTCAAGCGACTTTGTTGGGCCACAAAACCTACCGTTTGCTGGTGGCATGACAATGAAAGAATTCTTGGGCTTCAAGATTTTCTCAACGTCTGCTGTAGCTGGTGGTAAGAACTTTGCGTACCACATGCGAGCTGTTGGCTTGGGCGTAAACTCAGACGTACAGACTGAGATTAACTACGTTCCAGAAAAAGTATCGCACCTAGCGACATCAATGATGTCAATGGGTTCTGTTGTTATTGATGACAACGGTGTCTACGAAGTTCTGGACAACAACTAAGGAGATTAGATTATGGCTTACAATGCAGCTAATCTATCTCGCGTTGCTGGCGCGTCTGGCTTCTCAATGTGGCACTATACTACAGCGGATGCTATCGCGGATGTTAATACAGTGGGTTACTTCAACGATGCGGCTGGCATGATTAAAGTAAACGATTACATGATTATCGTTTCTTCAACTGGCGGCACACCTGTTGTTTCCCATGCGTATTGCAACTCAAACACTGGGTCTGTTGTGGACATTGTGAACGGTGTTGCAATCACAAATACTGACACAGACTAATGGTTGGGGGCTACGGCCCCCTTCCTTCACCTAGAGGTTAGATATGGCAGTAACAAGTACACCCGCAAATTCACCGATAGATATTTGTAGCCGTGCTCTCATCTTAATTGGTGCAGAGCCAATTACTTCTTTTGAAGATGGCAACAATGAAGCATTGATTGCTTCAAACATGTATGAAGATATTGCGCGGTCTGCTCTAGTAAATGCGCGTTGGCGATTTGCCACTAACCAAGCTATTCTTAACAGATTGAGTGATGCACCCACAGGGCGATATGATGCTGCGTATCAACTTCCGTCTGGCTGGTTAATGACTCATGCTGTAACCGTAAATGATACTCCAATTTTATATCAGACTTATGGAAACAAGCTTTATTGTGATGAGCCTAATACCGCAGAGTTAATACTTGATTATACTTACCGTGCAGAAGAAACTGATTGGCCCTCATATTTTACAATAGCTGTGCAGTACGAAATGGCTTCTGTTTTGGCTTCAAGTTTGGCTAGGGATACTGGTCTTGCGGCGGCAATGCAGCAGCAAGCACAGATCACTATGATGAAGGCCAGAAGCTTAGATGCGCAGCAACAAACAACTCGGAAACTAAACACATCACGGTTTATTGCGCAAAGGCGTAGCTAATGCAGAAGATAACTGTACCTATAAATAGCTTTCAGTTTGGTGAGGTAAGCCCTTCGCTTTTATCAAGAACGGACTCTCCTATATACAATGCGTCTGCTCAGAAGATTGAGAATATGTTTTTGCGATCAGAGGGCGGTGTAATTAAACGTGCTGGTCTAAAAAACATTTATCGTTTTTCCGACATTACAATTGACTCAACTAAAAAGCAGCAATCTCGTTTGTTGCCTTTTATCTTTTCGGATGATGAGCAATATGTAATCTCATTAGAGCATGAGAAGGTGCGCTGTTTCTTTATTGACCCCACTACTGGCGACACAAGTCTAGTAGATACGATTACTACAGATGTGGATGGCAATACTCTTAAGTTTGATCACGATTATTTAAGTGAATACACATTTGCCCAAGAAGCAGATGTTATGTTTATTTGCCATAACTTGTTTATGCCGCAGCAAATCATTCGGACTAGCCTTACTACGTTTGAAGTATCGGCTTATACATTTGATACTAAAGCTGATAATGCTCTTATCTATCAGCCGTATTATAACTTCCAAGCTTTTACTAATAAACTTGATCCCGCAGCAACAACTGGCAGCGGTATAACTGTGACTACAACTGATGCATATTTTGATACAACAGGTACGCAATCTGGCGGCAATTACCCTGACTCAAAGCATGTTGGGGTTACATTAAAGTATCATGACAGTGAAATGGAGATTCAGTCTGTCCAATCTTCCACTCAAGCTACTGTTAATATCGTTGATACGCTTGAAGCCATTTTGACAATTAACTCTTTTAGAACAACAGAGGGTAGTAGCACTATAGAAGTTACTTATGAAGAACATGGTTATAATGTTGGCGATAGCATTATTATTTCAGATGCAGGTGGATTTGCAGGTTTAAGTGCTAATCAAATTAATGGCACAAGAACAGTAACATCTATTCCAAATGATAATACATTTACATTTAATGCAGCATCAACAGCTAATGCTTCATTAGCAGGTGGTGGTACACCACACATTGATTCTCATGCCCCAACAACAAATTGGTATGAGCAATCATTCTCTGAACTAAGAGGATACCCTGCGGCAATTACATTCCATGAAAATAGGTTAGTGTTTGCTGGTACAATTGCGCAGCCAGACTCAATCTGGATGAGCAAAAAAAGTAGATACTATAACTTTGACATAGGTGAAGCAGAAGCCGCTGATTCAATACAAGTCACAGCAAGCCTTGGTGAAGTGAATCAAATTCGTCACTTGGTGTCTAACCGTGACCTACAAGTGTTCACTGCGACCTCTGAAATGTACATTCCATCATTTGAGGCGCAGCCTCTTACCCCAACAAATGTGCAAGTAAAACGTCAAACGCCTTTCGGTATAGATTTTGTTAGACCGCAGTTGCTTGATGGTGCGTCTGTATTTGTGCAGACAGGCGGTAACATTGTTCGAGAATATATCTATACTGATACTGAGGCCGCTTATACATCTGTTGCTATATCTGGCATTTCATCACATTTAGTTCGTGATCCAGTTGAGATGAATACTCTTAATGGTGCGGTTGATCGTTCTGAAAGCTATCTGTTTATGATTAACAAAGATGGCAAGATGGCTGTGTTCAATTCAAACCGCGCTGAGAAACGTGCAGGTTGGGTAGAGTTTACATCACAAGGCAAATTTCATTCATCAGTCACAGTAGATGAGAAGGTTTTTGTTAGTCTTATTATTGATGTTGGTGATGGCACAGAAAACTTAGTTTTGTGTCAGCTAACATACGATCACAATATGGACTACGCAAAAAACTATACTGGTACTGCTGGTGTATTTGATGTCAGTGCAGACTTTGAAGATGGTGCTGTTGTTAATGTCATTGATGGAAATAACTATGTTGGTGAGTTTACTGTAGCATCAGGAAGTATAGATGTATCTGCTGTTGATCCTGACTTGGCTGCAGCAGAAATAGGTTACAAGTTTGACGTAACGCTAACAACCAATCCTATAGATATTAATTTAGCAAATGGCCCTGCCACTGGTAGACCTAGAGCTTTAGCATCTGTCATTCTTGATCTTAACAGTACGCTATCAACATCTGTAAACGGAACAAATCTAGTCATTAGGCAAGTGCGTGATGATCTGTCTCAACAGCTAGAACCGTTTACTGGTAAAAAAGAATTTAGACTTCTTGGATATTCGCGCGATCCACAGATTACAATATCGCAAGAAGCGCCATTGCCAATGCAGGTTAATGGATTAGTAGCGGAGCTAGTATTGTAATGGAAGCTTTCGGAAATATGTTCAGCAATTTCTTGAACATTGGCATGTCATTCTGGAACAGCACATCTACACTTGCGATGGACATGTACCAGATGGACACAATGTCCAAGATGGGTCAGCTAAAAGTTGATGCACTTCTTAGCGCTGCCGATGCTCAAATGGAGCAAGCCGAGCTTCAAGCTAAAGAGTATGAGATTGAGCGCAAGGCATCAGCGGTACAAGCGTCACAAACATATGCGCAACGTATGGCTGAATACTCAGAAGCTACTGAGTTTAACAGCTTTGTTCGAGAGAGTTTACTCGGCGGTGGTGAAAGCATGAGCGTTAATGCATTCGTCAGACGACAGGCAGAGATGGTTGCTGAAGATGCAAACAGAATAAACAGTCAGGCTATTGCTGTTGATTCCGCTTTAGCTAGAGAAGGACACATGAGTTTGTTGCGTGGGATTAATGCTGCAAGAGCAACACGAAACCAAGCGCTTCAAACTGCATACCAAAATACAATTGATCTTCTTCAAGTCTCTGATCCTATTAGTACAGGTATTGGGATAGCCAAAGACGTTAAGAAGATTTTTACCACTATCCGTGACTTTAGGAATCCTTGAAAATGAAGCCAGTAGTAAAGCAACGAACCGAGTTCTTTAACAAGCCTATTGGCGTCACTTCTATCCGCACTGGCGAGCCAGAAATGTGGCAAAGCATAGCTGCATCAGCGGATGCTAGATATAGAGATGCTTATCAATACAATGCTGAACGAGCAAAGCAGAAGGGTGAGGAGCAAGCGGCTGCTGTCCCGACTAAAGACTTGTTTGTTATTGATCCTAATACTCAGAAGCCTGTTGCGCTAGAGCCACCACGCAGCTTTGGAATGATTGGTCGCCAAGCGTATCAAAACCTTATTAGCCGTAGGTTTGAGGAATCAATTCAGGCTGAACTTGAAAGTAAAGCGCAAGAATATGCGCAAAAGTATCCTAGCTCTGGCACATTTCAACAAGAGTTTGCGCGACACATAGAGAATATGGTTGCCCCATCTATGGATGACTCTGGTGAGATGAGCGCATATGGTCGTGTCATCAATGAACTTGGTGCTGAGTATCTTGCGTCAACTACTGCTGCTATGAAGAAGCGGGAAGCTGAGATTGCCAAAGCTAAACTTAAGCGTCACAACCAAGTTACTAGGTACACCAATAGCCGCAAGGCAGTGATCATGGCTGCGGAAGGTGATATAACTGGCGCACGATTGCTTCTTGAGGAAGAATATCATCGTGTTTCAGAAGAATTTATGGCAGGTGAAGTTCCGTTTAGCGAATATACCAAAGTACAAGATCAGATTGATGGGCTTGAATCTTTAGTATCGACAAACTCTCTGTCCAAATATTACGTTGAGAATGATGACATACAGGCTCAGATTGTTCTCGCTATCCAAAATCCAGCGTTCAAAGAAAAGCTACCGCCAGAAATTGCTAAGCAAATAGAAACTGCGTTGCTTACAACGACACCAACTAATCTTGTTAGTGCGTTAGAGTCGTTTGATAAGAGCATGGATGAGTATCTAGACAAACAGATTGAGATTGCTCGAAACAATTATCTTAGCAACATCAATCGAACAACAACTATTGCTGATATTGATAGGACAATTGTTTCTGTGCCTGATACTATAAAGCCAGAAGTCCGATCCGATCTTATTATTGAGGCTGCAACTCAGAGAATACATGGAAGCATTAGTGAAATTGGTGACGTTGGCCCTCTTGCTGACGAACTTCTTAATGTATCTTTCAATGATACCGATGCACTGACGAAAGTTTTAGGCAAAGAGTTTGTTGCTGAGTTAAGAGAGCTATCGTTTGAAGAACGAGAAACCATTGCCAAAGGCATCAACGCTCGTAGTTCTGCTTTAAATAATCAGCGTTCAGAAGAACAAAGATTTCTTAAAAACGCATTTGACGCTCAAATTATAGACATTGCTGACAATAAAACTTACAGCATTGAGGGGCGAATTGCTAAATCAAATGAAGTTATCGCTCAGATTCAGGCATCTAACTTCGACAATAAAGCATCTAAGATTGATGCGGTGCAAGCTGCTACTGCACAGGCTTTGCAAAATCAAGTAGACCTTAGATTCATGAGTGGCTCTGAGCTTGAGTATTTATCAAGTTTAATCAGAACAGGTGATACTCCTAGTTCGGTTTCTTATCAAAGAATCACTGGACTAAAGACAGATGGCAAAGTGCCGAATGATTTTATGGTTGCATACGAAGCCATGAGATACTCAGCAAGCATTAATCGCACTACTACTGAGTCAAAGATTGAATCTGCTAAAAAAGGCGTTACTGACTATTACAATAGATTAGTTTCTGACAATACTATTGAAAGAAGTAAGCAAGCTGTTGCTGGCGGTTATGCAACTCAAGATGATATTGAAAGGTTAGATAAGGAATACTTTAACGGTATGAGTATTCCATTAGAGCGTCTGATTAATGACACTCGGGTAGTAGAAGCTGCAACAAAAGGTGTAATATTTCCTACGTTTGCCAAAGCTATTTACAGCAACTTTGCAGGTGGTGATTCTAAGAAGTCAGCTTTGGCCTTACAAACATTTGCTGAGTACCAGCTTGCCGAGGCAGTCGTTGATGGACAGTCAATACAATACAATCTAATGCGCAAGTCACTTGATCCAATGCAATATGGCATGATGGATGCTGCGCTTGCTGCTGTAAATGTGATGGGTGTTAGCCCTGCTGAGTTCTCAGTGCGCCAACAAACTTATGCACAAGATGGTGGCAATATCTTTGACGATGTTAAAGCTGATTTAAATGTGCCAAAAACTAGAAACATCTCTACTGCATTTGATGCTTTAGGTATGAATATTAGTCCTAAGTTTAAAGAAGAACTTCAGGGTGCATTGATTGCCCGTAAGGTTATGGGAATGCCTGTGACTGAAGAAGGGCTTGAGTCATTTGTTGATGAGTATGTTTCATCTATGAATATGACTGCTGATATGTTTGTTATGGCTCCAACTATTGATGGCATGTCTCAGTATTCAAGATTTTCTTGGATGAATACAAACGACATGTCTGCAATGAGAGAGCAAGTAATTGGTGCAATAGCTGATGCGCCAGAATATCAACGTATGTTTACTGGTGGTACATTCTTAGATGCGGCGGTTGAGATATTTATGCAAGCGGTGCCTGGGCGTAATGCAATTGCAATGTTGCGTGAGCAAGAAGATGTGATTGCAAACCTTAACACTGACCGTGAAAAAACAATGAAGATGATGCAGATTCTTGGTGTTGATGTTCACTATCAGCCTGTGGTCGAAGCATTTGAAAACGGACAGCCAGCATATCGTGCTGGGTTTAAGACTACAGATGGTCGGTTTGAGCCGTTCACAGTAAACAATGAGTTTGTTATTGTGTCTCCACCTGCGCCAGACGAAACAACTGGCTCACTTCTTTTCCAACAAGTAAACAATAGGGCAAGAATACTAGCTGTTACTGGTGAAGATTACAGCCGTATTGCTGATCCAAATACTAGAATTGCTTTAGCTAGAACAGACGTGCGCATTCAGCAACTTCGAGGGCAGCAACAAACCCTTGAGGATTTCCAAGCAAATCCACAGCTATTCCAAGAGCTAACAGAATTGCTTGAAGGTACTGGTGTATCTCTTGAGGAAATAATCAATGGAAATTAATGTCCCCAATTTACCTCCGCTACCAGTAGAAAAAACTCCTGATCCAGCTGACCAGCGCATTACCATAGGTCAAACTGGCAACGCTCAAATACAAACTACATTTGGCAGCGTGTTTGATCAGCTATCTTTCTACACAAGCGAAGGTAAATTTGAGGCAAACGCAGCGCAGTCTGTAGAAGATTACATTGAAAAGCATAACCTTCCATCGCCACTAGCCAATCACATGAGAGCGTTTGGCTCTGCAAGCATGGATGATTTCAACCGTGCAGTACAGTTTGTACAAAGCAGACAACGTTCACAATATGCGATGGAAAACTCTAGTCTTGGCGCTCAGATTATTACTGACCCAACTATTCCTCTTAGCATCTTTACTCCATATGCATCAGTCAAAGCGCTGCAAGTTGGCTCAAAAGCTTTGCAATTCTTTAGGCAAGCTGGCGTAAAAGGCATTAAGAATCCAGTTCGCATGGCAGCTAGTGCGCGGCGTATTGCCAGAGGCGATATGAGCCGCCCTGAAATAACTAAACTACTTGCTCTTGATGGTGCGGTGTCTACTGGCGCAATGACATTCCCAGAGGCTTTGAGTCAAGCTGGTATTGATCCAGAAGAAGCAGTTAATGACATGCTAACAGCTTCATTGATTACAAGTGCGGGTGCATTGTTTGGTGGTGGATTAGGTTACACCTTTTCATCACTGCGGCCTCAACGTGAAGCAGCTAGAACACGCGCATTTAATGAAGGCTATCGTGATTATCTAAATGGCACATCTGACAAACCAATAGAAGCAGGTGAGGACACATCACTTGCTGGCGGTTGGTTTACCAATTCTTGGTTTATGAAGGCTGTGCCAACGCCAGTGCGTCAAGTTTTGCAAAGCGAACGCTATGATGAATTTCTAAAAATGGAAATGCTGGCATTGGCTGGCGACAACGGTATGCCGCTGGTTATGAACCAGCTTGGTAAGTCTGCGGGTTCTTCTGTATTTACAAACTCTGGTCGCCGCGCAGGTGAATGGTTTGCTACGCTTGAGCAGTTAGACTCTACATACAATGAGCTAATGTCAGCCAAGGGGCGTGGCGATGTTCAGGTTCTGAACTTGGAATTACGCAATGCGATGGAAAAGATTAGGGGCCGCATTGGCAAAGAAAGCTACACCAAGCAAGAGTGGTATACACACATTGGTCGATTGTATGTAGATGAAATCCCTGCCGAAAAGCTAACAGATCAAGAGGTTCGATCTGTTGCTGCGCTTGAAAAGTTCTTTGATAATTACCGCAAAGAAATGGAAGACCTTGGTCTTATCAATAGCCGAGATATGTTTGAGACTAAGTTCATAGAAGCTCTTGGTCGCAAAGGCGAAAAGATTTCTATGACAAATGGCATCATCCAGCAAAACAAACAGTGGATGCAAGGTCAGCAAGCAAAGCTGTCAACAGAATATGAAAAGCTTACAAACAAGCTTGGCTCATTGGCTAATACCGCACAAACACGCGGCTTAACCGCAAAGCAATTAAAGCTGCAAGATGATTTGCAACGTGAGCTAGTAGAGAAGCAAGCTGAAATGACACGGTTTGATGAGCTATTTGACATGATCTCATCAGCTAAGAACATTGATGATCTATACGGAATGCGCAGTAAGCTAGACCTTACGCCCAAAATGCGAGAGGGGCTTGGCACTTTATCTAAATCTGTAGATGATCTTGTTGCCCAGATTGATAATTTAAAAAGATACTTGGACACAGTTGATAGTCAGCCAAAGGCTAGATACCTTCCACGTTTCTTTAACCGTCAAGCAATTGCATCAGATCGCCAAGTATTCAAAGATATATTGATGCGCTGGTATCGCAATAATCCAGAGATACGCACCATCGAAGACGGTCAGGTTGTTGTTCGCAAGTTGAGTACAGCACCAGAAGAAGTTGCAAAACGTGCGGAATCTACTATTGCTGCAATCATGGAAGAAACAGAAGAAGAAGCGATTGAGGCAATCTTCTCTGGCTTTGGTCGCGGCAAGCACTTCATGGAAAGAACGCTCGACATTCCAAACTCAGAAATAAAAGACTTTATTGTCACTGATGTTAAGGAACTGATGATTGCTTACACTAATCGTGTTGCGCCTAAGATTGAATATCATAAGCGTTTTGTTGATCCTGAGAATGGTGGACTTCAAAGTTTAGAGGCTCGTCTTGAATATTACCGCAACTATATGCGTGAGCGTGGTTATTCTAAGAAAGAGATAGATCAATACATTAAGAACTTTGTTCATAGTTATGATCGCGTTGTTGGGACTACCCTTAAACGCGCTGATGCAATAGATACAAAACTTGCTGATGCACTACGCACTGCGACAAGTTGGACATTCCTTGGTTCATCTGGAATTGCTGCGGTTGGCGACTTGTCTACTTTGTTCATGGATCACGAAATGAACACTATAGGCAAAGCTTTCTTGTCTATATTAGACTCCAACAATTCTGCATTTAAGATGGGCAAGCGTGAGGCTAATCTTGCTGGTGAGGCGCTAGAAATTACCATGGGAACAACGCATCTGCGTTACATGGAAAGTTTATCTAATGATATGTTTGGCAAAGGTACATTCGATAAGCTTAACAATGCTTTCTATATTGCTAATGGTTTGTCTTTGGTTACTACCGCAGCCAAAAGCTTAGATGGTTTAGTGCGCAGCCACACAATTATCGAAGCTTCAATGAAGTTGACCAAGGATAAAGCAACCAAGTTTGAGCAAGAGTTTTTGGCGCGGTATAACATTACGCCTGAATTAGCGCAGCGTATTTCAGAAATGCCAGTGCAAAAAACAGATCAGGGTTTGTTCTTAGCTAACACTGAGGCTTGGACTGATGAGTTGGTGGTACAAGAGTTTCGCAATGCTTTGCGCAGCGGGATTATGAACCGAGTAATTATGGGTACACCTGCCGATAAGCCAATTATGATGGACGGTGTTGCTTACGTTCCTATAAGCTTGGGTCGCCAATTTGGTTTGAAAGAAGATAGCCGTGTGCTTGGATATGCGCGGGTTGAGTCTGGATTACTTGCGCTGCCGTTTACTTTCTACAGCTATACAATGGGTGCATTAAGTAAGATTACAGCAAACTATGCAGCGGGATCAGTGCGCAATCCAATGGCGCATATGGCTGTTGCAATGGGTCTAGGCTCTATGATTGTTCGTGTTCGTACACCAGATTACATTTGGAATGACATGGAGCCACAGGACAAAATTGCCAGATCATTTGATTTTTCTGGACTTGCTGCTCTTTATTCTGACTTGACGTACAGAGCTATAACAATGGCGCATGAGATGGGTATTACCAATGAGACATTCATTTCTCCTAAATTTAAAGCAGAACCAGACATGCTTGGTGCATTAGCATCGTTTGGTGGCGCACCTGCCGATTGGACTTATGGTGTTGCGCAAGGAATAGGCGACATGCTTTCTGGTAATATGAGTGATGGTGCAAAGGCTTTAGTGCGGCACACTCCACTAATAAATGCTTTTGCTTTCCAAGGTTTGCTTAAAGATACGGCTATGGATATTGCTGGGTCACTACCGAATAGACCTTAATATTTGTGCGTTGAGCAAAACATAGTGCAATGTTAATTGCTTAAAAAAAGGTAAACGGTATGACAATTAACTTATCAGATAATTCGCCTCGTATATCATACTCTGTGGCTGATGGTGTTACTCAAACATCATTTACTGTGCCGTTTGAGTTCTTTGATGATGATGATCTTAATGTTTACGTTGATGGGACGTTAAAAACATTAACTACTGATTACACAACAACTGGTGGCGATGGCTCTACTGGCACGGTTGTTATTAGTGTGACAGGTGCATCTGGTGGATCAACGGTTGTTATTACGCGCGACATTGATATTGAGCGCACTACTGACTTCCCAACTTCTGGGCCTTTTCAAATTGCAGCACTTAACACTGAGCTTGATCGTATTACCGCTATTGCTGCTGACCTTGATGATCGTGCTGCTCGTGCTCTCCAGCTTACAGACTATGATGCTGCTGCTGGATTAACGCTTCCTGTTGTTGATGACCGTAAAGGTAAGACGCTTGCATTTAATGCTGTGACTGGTGCTGTAGAAGCTGGCCCATCTACTGCTGATGTTCAGTCTGTTTCTGATACTGCTGCTGATATTGCATTGCTTGCAGACATTCAAGACGGAACAGTTGCAACAAATGCAATTACAAACGTAAATACAATTCGCACTGATGTAACAACTGTGTCTGGCATATCAAGCGATGTAACCACAGTAGCAAACAATGATGCAAATGTTACAACTGTAGCTACAAATGATGCGAATATCACAACTGTTGCTACTAATATTGCAAGTGTAAACACAGTAGCTACAAACATTGCCGATGTTATTACAGTTGCTAATGACCTTAACGAAGCGGTTTCAGAGGTTGTTACAGTTGCAGATGATCTTAACGAGGCTATATCTGAAATTGATACCGTGGCTACTAGCATTACTAATGTTGATCTTGTTGGTGGATCAATTGCAAATGTAAATACAGTAGCTACCGATCTTTCTGGATCGAATACAATTGGAACGGTTTCTGCAAATATTACAAATGTTAATGCCGTTGGTGGTATTAGTTCTGATGTTACTGTTGTGGCTGGTATTAGTTCAGATGTTACGACTGTGGCAGCTGATGGTACTGATATTGGCACTGTTGCTGGCATTAGCGCTAATGTGACTACCGTGGCTGGAGTAAGCAGTAATGTTACAACGGTTGCTGGTATATCTGCTAACGTCACCACGGTTGCAGGGATCAGCGCAAATGTTACAACGGTGGCTGGTGACACAGCAAACATTGGTACGATTGCAACCAACCTAAATGGCACAGATACAATTGGTACTGTTGCTGGATCAATTAGCAATGTGAACAGTGTTGGCGGTGCAATTTCTGATGTTACTACTGTTGCATCAAATCTGACTGATGTTCAGAGTTTTGCGAATACCTACCGCATTGGCACTACTGATCCAACAACCAGCCTAGATACTGGCGATCTGTTCTTTAATACATCGAGTGGTGTTCTAAAGGTTTACACTGGCTCTGCTTGGGAAGCAGGTGTAACGGCTGGTTCTGGGTTCTTGCCTTTAACTGGCGGCACACTTACTGGTGATTTGTCCTTCGGCGACAACGACAAAGCCATCTTTGGCGCTGGGTCTGACCTACAGATTTACCATGATGGGTCTAATAGTTATATTAGGGAAAGCGGTGTTGGTAATCTGCTTGTTCAAGCTCAGAACTTGGAGTTGCAAAGCGTTTCTGGCGAAAAGTTTATTCGTGCGGTAGATAACGCAGAGGTAAACCTTTACTTTAACGAAAGCGCACATCCCGACCCAAAGTTAAAAACAACAGTTTCAGGCGTAGACATCACGGGTACTTTGACCAGCGATGGGCTGACTGTGGATGGGGATGCAGTTATTTCATCTGCCAATGCACGACTGCGGCTTAAAGAAACTGACACTACTGACAACGATACTCAGCTACAAACTACTGGCGGTGTATTTAAGATTTCTCGCTTAGACGATAACAACGCCACAGCAACGCAACGTCTTACTATCGACAACTCAACAGGCGACATCAGCTTCTACGAGGACACAGGCACCACGGCAAAGTTCTTCTGGGATGCGAGTGCTGAGAGTTTGGGCATTGGGACGACTAGCCCTGTAACCAATATTCAAGTAGTTGAAAGCGGGGGAACGCCAGAAATACGTTTAGCAGATGGCACACATGCGGCTGGTTTAGGTGTAGACACTGTTCCTTTTGTTGGCTCGATTTCTAACATTGGTTTCGCCTTAAAAACAAACAACACAGAACGTATGCGCATCGACAGCAGCGGTAATCTCTTATTAGGTTCAGCGACATACGGTGGGTATGGCCCTTTGCAAGTAGGTAGCACGTCTACTGCAAGTACTGTCATACAAATGCTTTCAGCAA